GCCAAACAAATCACCAGGCGCGCGGCCTTCCATCAATCGGTCCAAAATGTCTTTGTCGATGCTCATACGTGGGTCTCCTCTTCGAGCAGTTACCACGTCAGCGCACAAAATTCAGGATAGTCCCGATGCTGTCAGCTCCACGCTCCGAACCACCGCCCCGCCGCTCAGAATCTTCAGCGCGTATGCCTCGCGATCTTCGCCCAAAGGGATCTCGGGCAAGTCCCAGCCATCCGCATCCAACCGCGCACGACGGATCCATGTCACCGACAAGCCGCCGGCTACCGCCTCGGCGCTCAGATGCACGGGGCTGTAGGGCCGCAATCCGTTCCCGGTAAAAGCCTGAACCGAATGCTGATACACCGCGTGGTCATAACCTTTTTCGCCGGACCAACCCTGAAGTGCCGCGCCTGCCCCCGCAGTGCCGACGCCAATGCGATCTGTCGCGGCGTACCATCCAGCAGCACGAAATACGCGCCCTTGGCCAAAACCTCTGGCACCAGCGCGTCGGTCCCGAACTGCCCTCGCAACAGATGACGCAACCGCCAAAGCCCAGGACCGATCAACTCTGCCGTCTGGAACTGGATGATCTCCCACCCGCCAGGATCACCAGATCCGATGGCAGCTAGGTTTGCCCCACCCAGCAAACCTGTCTCACTGACCGAGAAGAGGCTGCCCGACGTCAGCGCCACTTCGATCTGTGTTGCATGGTCCACCAGCCCTGACGGCGCGCGTGCCACCGGAGTCAAAGTAACCCCTACGGTCGACGCCACTCCGACAAGCCCGTTCAAGACGTATCCCACGTCTTCGGCCGCGTCATAAACGGCCACATCGCCGGTCCAGGGGTCTGCGGTCACCGCCAGATGCGGTGCATGGGGCACCTCGTCGCCCGTGATAAGCGGCAGATCGAGAAACAGCGGCAGCACTGGCCCCGAGGTCACAAAACGCCGCGAAGGCGTTGGATCATCCGGGAAATCCGCCGGTTGGTACGCCTCCGGCTCAATCCGCACCGCGTCGATCAGCTGATGCGTGGTTTGCTCCACCCGATCGATGCGCACCGTCATCTCGCCCGCCTCGCGCGGCAATCGCACCGTATCCCCCGCGCCCAGCGCCTGTTGCGACAAGGGCAGCGCAAAGCGCACCGCGTCCCGCGAGACCCGTGCCTCGCTCAGCCAGCGTTCCACCGCCTGCCGCCCCTCGGGCCGAGTCAAGAGCAGCGGAACCTCGCTTTCGGCAACAGCGTGTGTTCCCTCGTCCGGCAAGACGGATTCCTCCGAGATATTCCGGTAATCCCCATCTGCCTCGACAAAGTTCAACCGCACCCGGCCCGACATATCCGCTTCGGAACTGCGCGCTTGCATCACCTCGCTGCCAAGTTCGTCATGCAGAGCAAGCTGCGCCATATCCAGCGTGACGGCCCGCGCGCCATCGCGGTTGCGGAACACAACCACCCCGTCCCGTTCAATCGCATCGAACCCGAAAGCCAGCATCAGCGGTTGCAACACCCGCCGTGCATCCGACACATCCGGCGCAAGATATCCTCGCACAAACCCATAAAGCCGGCTCACGTCATAGTCCCGCAACCCGGAGCGTTCGCAAATCTCGGCCACAACCGATGCCAATGTGCGCCCAGACACACGGCCGTTGATCCAGTGCCCCCGCCGGTAATTCGGCCCATCCGACCACATCTCGTCCGTGTTCGGAAACCACGGATAGGGCCGCGCGTCCCACGCCCAGACGAACACACGGCCCATGTCGATCATGGGCTCGGCATAGACACCCGACACCGGGTTGTTCGCCGGATCTCCCCAATAGCTCAGCATCGCCCGCAGGTACTGATGCTGGATCAACTCGTCCCGCAGCCCATTTGAATAGTCCGGCAACGTGCTTTCCGAGCTTTTCGGATCCAGAAACTTGTTCGGCTCATTTGTGGCCTTGTTTACCGCCGCGCAGCCAATTTCTGTAAACCATATTTGCTTGCCCTCAGGCACCCATGCCGTCGGCACTGCCTGCCGCACGCCACCCACCCGGTTATGATGCGGCTGCGACCACCAGTTGCGGATGTCCTTGTAGCGCCAGACCCATGGCTCGCCATAAGCCCCATCGGTGATGGGCGCGCGCAGTTGCAAATCACGCGCCTCTTGCGACGGGTAGTACCAATCGTAGCCTTCACCTCCGGCCACATTGGCCCTGAGGTAATCGAGGTCATAGATCGACCCCCAATCTGCATCGGCATGGTCTTCCCCATCCCGCCAATCGGACAAGCGCATGTAATTGTCGATCCCGATGAAGTCGATATTCGGATCGGCCCAAAGCGGATCAAGGTGGAAATACACATCCCCGCTGCCATCCTGAGGATGATAGCCGAAATACTCCGACCAATCCGCCGCATAACCGATCTTCACCCCCGGCCCGAGGATTGCCCGACATTCGGCCGCCAGCACCCGCAGCGCCTCGACCGCCGGAAAGCCCGTCGCCCCCCGCAACTGCGTCAGGCTCCGCATTTCGGACCCGATACAGAACGCTGTCACACCGCCTGCAACGGCACAGAGATGCGCTTGATGCAGGATAAAACGCCGATACCCCCAGTCCTGCGGCACCTCTTCCTGATCGTCACCGCCCAGGTCCAAACCTCCCGGCGCATAGAGGACCACACCCTCATCAATGATAAAATCACTAACCTGCGCCTCGCCAAAGAACGCTGCAACTTCGGCGTCAACCGCAGTCGTTCCCGCGATATCCCCCACCTGCCCCGGTGCCACACTCGCCGTGATCCGCCCACGCCACGGCAGCTTGGGCTGCTCTCCCTCCCCGGTCCACGGGTTCGGAAAACCGTTCCCCGGCATCTGCTCCATCAGGATGAACGGATAATAGAGCACCTCCAGCCCCTTGGCGGTCATGGCCCGGATCGCCTGCACCACCGACGCATCGCACGGTGTTCCGCCATACACCGGACGCCCCTCTTCGACCGGCACCAAACCGGCATCGACCCGCACAAGCCCGCTCACCTGCCAGGGCATCTCGGCACTGTCCGCCTCGGTCTGCTCGACCTTTGGCTGGATGACACACTCCCCGCAGCGCAGATCACTGCCAAACCAGCTCACCACCAGCGACACCGCCCCGCAATCAGGCACCTCGTCCTGCAAATGCTTGAGCGATGTGACAAAATCCGGACGATCCGACGGGCTGTTCACGTTGACAGCGGTGGACTTGCCCGCACCCCCATCCAGCGACACCGCCTCCGTGGCCAGCGAATACTCCCCTGTCCCGGGGATCATCGCGACCGCGCGAATGTTGAACGGCACGTCCTCGGCATCGTCCTGAACCGGGTGCGTCACCTCGAAAGAAAGCTGTGGCACCCGGTTTCCAAAACGGCTCAGGTCTAAATCTTCGAACACGACATAAGCCGTGCCCCGATAAGCCGGCACCAAACCCTCACCCTCGACCGCCTCTATTTTCGGATCGGGCAACTGGTCCCGCGATCCCGGATAGACCACCATGTTCAGATCATGAACCGACACCTCGGCCCCATCCGCCCAGACCCGGTTCACGCTGGTGATCTCGCCTTCGCACAAGGCCACGGCAAGGCTGACCGAATAGCTGTATTCCTTTATCGTTGGCTGCGCAGACAGCCCCTTGCCACCCCCTGATTTGGACACGTGCTCCTTGAATTGCGTGGCCCAGATGATGTGCCCGCCCACCCGCATCCGGCCGAAGATCTGCGGGATCGGCTGCCCCTCGCCCGCTGTGCTCAGCCGCAACCGGTCCAGCCTTCCGGTCTCGATCGACCGCGCCCCACCGCCCAGCACCCGCTGGTCAATGGCCCGGCCCAAAGTGGCCCCCGCAAACCGGCCCACGGCGGTCATGGACAACCCAAGCACCGACCCGCCAAGGCTGCTGCCCAGCGCAGCACCCGCCGCCGAAAGAACCAGTGTCGCCATCGCTCTATCCTTCCTGAATGTCGGGGAACGCAAACCGCGCCACGACACGCCGCTGCCAAGGCGCACTCAGCGCCGTTTCCACCACAGCATGCCCCGAATAGGCGTGGATGAACCGCGCCTCGGCCCCGATCCGTGTCTGAAGCCCCAGATGTTTCGCCACCGAACGGTCCCGCATACGAAACAGGATCACATCGCCCGGCGCTTCATCTTCCAGCGGCTTGACGGAGAACAATCCCGAAAGCCCACGCCACAACACCTCATCCCCCTGAGGCTCCGACCAATCCGGCGTGTACGCAGGCACCCAACACGGCTCGCCTCCGTAAAGCCCGCGCCAAACGCCCCGCAGCAGACCCAGACAATCCGAGCCAGCACCGCGCACACTCGCCTGATGCACATGAGGCGTCCCGATCCAGCGCCGCGCCTCAGCGACAATCGCATCCGCCCTCACCGCAAGCTCCCACCAGCGCGCGACCGCGTTGCTGTTGGATGGATCATCACCCACTCTTCCTGCGGAATGTCCGGAAACCCCTGAAAGTTGACCACATTGTCGAACTTCATCCGACAGGTCTCGAACCGCTTGTCACACCCCACGATCAGCTTCACGCGATCCCCAACGGCGACCGCTGCCCGCAATGGCTCCCACAGATCGACCTCTCGCGCGCCATCCTCGAACAGCACATCGCGCTTGATCACGGCCCAAAGCCCCACTGCCGCGCCGTCCAGCACAGTCAACCGACCCCGCTGAAACCACTGCGCCTCAAACCCGCTGGCCCCGGACAGGACAAATCCACCCTTAGCCGTCACCCCGGTAACAACCACCTCCGTCCACATGCCGGCCGCATCAGTATCTACCCCGCAGGCCATATCCCCCAGCACCGCCAGACACGGCGCCTGGTACACCCGACCCACTGGCCGATTGAGCCACTCTGTCAGCCCCCGCAACTCCGCCGTGAAGGCGCCACCGCTCCGCGTGATCTCACCCAGCGATCCTCGAAAAAGCACCTTGCGCGCGGACACATCCGCCCAGTTGACCAGCCACGCCGTCACCTCGGCCCCGTCGAACCGCCCTGCAGCGATGTCAGCTTCGGTGACATTGGCATCCGAAAGCGCGCCAATTGCTTCGCTATTGTCTACCGACAGCCCTGTACCCTGCTGCACCGCCGCCGCGCTCATGCCGGTATCCGCGCGAAACAGCAGACCGTCGAAACTCAGGTCCAGATCATGATCCGTAAACCCGAACCGCCGCCCATCCTTGCGCCGCACTTCCCAGGCCCGCGCCACCGTGGTGACACCCGTCCCCAAATGCGCGCCCAGCGCCTCCGCCCCGCTCATACCCGCAGCTCCACCACCGGCACATCCGGCACCTCACCCGCCTGGAATGTCGCCGCAGAGGTCTGGATGCGATCCGTATCGAACCGCACCGGCACATCGAACTCGAACCCCGCGGTCACCGAGACACCCGCCGAGGGCGCAACAAACAACGACACCACCCCGGTCACAACATCGACCGAGAAACTCGCCCCTTCGACCTGCGCCACCCCGTCCAATGCCACCAGCACCGTCCCGGCAACAGGCTTCGCCACGGGACGCGCATAAACCGCATCCCCCGACACATAGGCCTTGCTCAACGCAAACCCCGTCGCCACGCCATCCCCGGTCCCGATCACCTGATCCGTAGCCGCGACCTGCGCCGACGGCTTGCACGATTTGAAATCCGCCCAGTCCTTCCAGCGAAACCCGTACATCTGCCCGCGCCGCGCCTCGAAAAACGCGATCAGCGTGTCGATATCGTCAATCGACCGCAGCCCGATCCCCGCATCGTACCGTCGCCGCGAATGTGCCCAAGGCGTGTTCCGCTCCTCGAACCCACTCGCCAGCGTCACCACATCCGTCCGCCGCTCCGGCCCCCCGATAGAGCCAAAGCTCAGCGCCGTTGGAAACCGTACCTCATGAAACTGCATCGCAAGCTCTCCTCAAAGGTTCCGCTGACCCGAGCCAAGAACCCGGCCCATCTGCGCCGCGATCTGGCTTTGCGACCGCCGGAACCCCTGCACATCCGGGGTCGAGATGTTCATCACCACGTTCACCGCACGCCCACCGCCGCCAGCCCGCACCCCCAGCTTGCCATCAGCCCCGCGTGCCAATGGCATGATCGCCTCTGGCCCGGCCTCACCCATCAAACCGACACCACCCCGCATGGGGAACGTCGTCGGACCATGCACCACACCGCCCTCCGCAAACGGCATCACCCGCCCCTGAGCAAACGATGCACCATTGGCAAAGGGCAGCAAATTGCTGATCCCCTGCATCACCATCCCGCTCAGATGCTCCTTCACCGGGTTCACCGCCGCGCGGTGACTCGCCCCGATCATCGACTGCGCAATCGTGCCCAGCGCGTCCGACAGCTTCATCCCGTCAAACACGATCCCATCAATCGCCCGGCTCAATCCGCTGTTCAGCGCGCCCTCAAGCTTGGCAGCACCCTTGCCCGTCTCCGACAACGACTCGCGCACCTTCGCCATTTCGGCCTGAAAGCCACCGGCCATGCTCGATGCACCCGCCAGCGCGTCTTCCAACGCACTCACCTGTGCCTCGAACCCATCAATGCCGTCCAACTCAATCATCGCGTTCCCCCTGTGTGTCCGGATACGCCGCCATCAACGCGTCCAACCCGCTCCGCCCCAAAGGCGCATCACCGCCACCCAGCAGCAGATGCAACTCCGCCGGGGTCAGCGCCCAGAACTCCGCCGGGCGCAGCCCCAGTCCGCGCACTCCGGCACGCATGAGTGCGGGCCAGTCAAAGCGGCTCACGCCTTACCCACCGGTGTAAACGCCCGCGCAAGCAATTCCGCCGCCACCCGCGCCGCCGCCAGTGGCCCACCCTCGATCTCCGCCGCCAGCAAATCCGCCGCACTGCCGCGCCAGCCCCCGCCGCGCAGCCCGGCCACGATCAGCGCCAGTACATCCCGGCTCGAACAGCCCCCGCCCTCGAACCGTGCCACCAGATCAACCAGCGTGTCCGCGCCCATCCCCGCCTCCAGTTCCGCCAGTGCCCCCAGCGTCAGCCGCAGCTCATGCGGCTCGCCGTCGATCACTAAGGTCACCTCTCCGCGCCAGGGGTTCGCCATTTTCACGCCGCCGCCGTGAACGCGACAACACCGGCCGAAGCGAGCGATAGCTCGTACGTCGCCTCGCCATTATGCGACCCGGCATATTCCAGCCCGGTCACCTGGAACGGTGCCTGCACTACACCGAAATCCGGGATGATCACCTGAAACGCAGGCGTCTGGCTGTCGAAGAATATCTGCCGCGCCCTTTCATCTGTACTGGCATCCTTGAACACACCAGCACCCGAGATCGCGACACTCCGCACGCCCGCACCGGCCAGCAATTCGCGCCACCCGCCATCGCTCTCAAGCGAAGTCACATCCACCGCTTCCGCGTTAAAACTGATGCGCGTCGCCCGCAGCCCCGCCAGCGTTTCAAACGTGCCGCTGCCATCCACATTGACCTTGATCAAAAGGTCTTTCCCGTTCTGAGCACCCATCGCCCACACTCCCTGTCTGGAAACTGTCTCTGAAATCCGAAACGCCCTCAGGCGTCATCCTCGACCCGTGCGCGAAAGGTAAGATCGATCCGCCGTCGCCCCGCCTTTTCCCGCTGCGCCACCGCGCGCTTGAAGTTCAGCGCCACCAACCGGCCCCGCTCCAACACCAACCCGGCGTCGATCAGCGCATCGCACACCGCCGCCGACACTTCCTTGGTCGTCTGAAACCCCGCATCGTCCGAAATCACCGACACCACGAATTCGTGCCAGGCCCCGCGTCCGTCCTTGTCGCTGGCGTCCACTGCCCGCTCCGGGCCCAGCGCCACGTAGAGGTCCGGCAACCGTCCTTTCGGCACAGCATCATACACCCGGTCACCGACCAAAACCGAAAGCCCCGCGTCGTTCTGCAAGCGCTGATACACAGCCCCCTGCAACGCCGCCGCCACCGCATAGCTCATGTCGCCAGCTCCTCGTCACAGAGGCAGATCAGGAACCGCCCGCCGGGATCGGCCTCCGTCACCGAATTGATCCGAAACACCCGCGCCCCATCCCGAAACCGCTGTTCCGGCAACGGTCGCGCAGAGTGGCCCTGCGGCACAGCACGCACCAGAATCCGAAACCCGGTCACAGACACCTGCCCAGCCTCGCCAACGCCCTCGCGCCCGGACCGAGGGGTCACCTGGCCCCACAGCACACCCAACGAAACCCAGCTTTCATGCATCCCGCCCGCGCCATCGGACACCGCCTCTAGCCGCTCCAGGACCAGCTTCGATGTCAGCCGCGGCCCGCTCACGCGCCGAACCCCATGCGCATTGGGCGGTAGCGCGCGATCAGGCTCGTCACCCCGAACGGCATGCACCCTTGCCCCAACGCGGTCTCGTCGCGATATTCGTAATAATGCGCCGCCAGCAGCATCACCGCCTGCGCAAGATCAGCCGGCAGATCGCCAAACGCCTCCGCCAGTCCGGCCTGAAACCGAAGCTCGGCGCTGCCATGCTCCGGGATGGACGGCAAACAGCCCCCCATCGGCACCAACCGGGGTGCGTCGCCATCCGCAACTAGCGCATAGCGCGCCGTATCCACGACGGCTCCCGCGCCAAACGCATCGACCAAAGTGATCTGCGTCACCAATCGTACCGGGGCAATCGGCAACACCTGACCCGTCACATCGCGCCAGCGATGCAGGCTGCACAGGAAATCCCGCACCAAAAGCGCCTTGCCCGTCCGCGCCTCGACCGCCGCCATCGCCGCCCGCAGGAACCCGCCCAGCAAGCCGTCCTGAAGCCCGTCCTCAACAAACCCGCTGCCCATCCGCAGATGATCCCGCAACCGCGCCACCGGCAAAGCGGCATCCGGTATCTGGCTCTCTTCAATCAAATACATCTCGTGTTCTCCGCAAACCTGTCCCTCGTTCAGAGGCCGGTACATTGTCGGACGCGCGCCGCCGCCGCTGCTCGGACGGAGGGAGCGGCTAGACAACGCCGGCACACCGGCGCGCGCCCCATGAGGAAGACGGCCCGCACCGCCCTCCCCATGTCCGCCATCACCGATCAGGCAACAGCGAAGCGCAGCAGCTTGATGGCGGCGAAATCGCTTACGTCGCCGCCCACCCGCTTGGTCGCGTAAAACAGCACATGCGGCTTGGCGCTGAACGGATCACGCAGAACGCGCAGGTCAGGGCGTTCCGCAATCGTGTAGCCCGCGCGGAAGTCACCAAAAGCAATCGCGTCCGCATTCGACGCAATGTCCGGCATGTCCTCGGCAATCAGAACCGGATAGCCCAGCAGACGCGCAGGCTCTCCGCTGGTGAACCCGTCCGACCACAGATGGCGGCCATCCGCATCCTTCAGCTTGCGCAGCGTACCCGCTGTCTTGGAGTTCATCACGAATGTCGCATTGGCGCGGTATTCTGCCCCCAGCGCATAGACCAGTTCGATCAGCGCATCGCCATTGCCAATAGACCCGTCCACACCCGTCGGCACATAGCCGATATTGGTCCAGCTCCAGACATCGTTGTCCACCGCTGGATGGGTCAAAAACCCGGTCGGCTTGTCATTGCCATCACCGTTGATGAAAGCGCCCGCCTCGGCACGCGCAAAGGTGTCCGCGATCTTGCCCGCCAGCCATGTCTCGATGTCGAATGCGGTGTCGTCCAGCAGACGCTGGCTGGCCTTTGGCATCGCACTGAGCTCGTGCAGCTTGATCGAAATGCGGTCGATGGTCGGCGTCCCGGTTTCCGAACGTGCCGCAACTTCATCAGCCCATCCCGCCCCGGCATTGCCTTGGTCAATCAGCACGTCATAGCTCGACGCCTCGACATGCACGACCGACGCAACCGCCCGCAACGAAGCGCTGCTTTTCAGCACACTCTGAATGGTCTCGGACGTGACTGGGTCGATCAGAAACCCGCCATCGCTGTTCACATTGGTGGACATGGACTTCACATCCATCTCCAGCCCGCGCAGCGCGTCATCGTCGCCGGTGCGCAGATAGGCATCAAAGGCTTGGTAATGCAGGTCATCGCTGCGCACACCACCTGCCAGTGCCGGTCGCGCCGAAAAGGCAGTCTTCTTGTCGATTTTGGTCATTCGTTCTTCCTGTTCCTGTAGCTTTCTGTCGAAATCGTCGCGCTGTCGGCGCATGTCGCCCACTAGCCCTGCCAACGCGGCACCCACCTGGGTGAACGGAGACAGATCTTCCCCGTTCCGCGACGTTGTCCCGGTCTCATTCATCCCGTTTTTCCCATCTCTGAAGGGTGGCCCTAGCCGTCCACCAATGTCCGGCGCGCCTCTTCGATCAGGCGTGCCATCTCCCGCAGATCCGCCATCTCAGGGGTCTCCCCCTTGGCCGCAACCCGCGCACTGGGCAGCATCGGGAAGGTCACCAGCGACACCTCCCACAGCTCCAGTTCCGTCAGAACCCTGCGGCCCTGCTTGTCCTTCGTCGCGGCCTTCGTGCGGTATCCGATCGACAGCCCGTCAATTGCCCCCGCCGCCACCAGCGCCGCCGCTTCCCGACCGCGCGCCACGCTGTCAAGCAACCGACCCTTCACATAAAGCCCGGTACCGTCCTCGCGCACCTCGTCCCAGATTCCGATAGGCTGCGCCGGATCATGCTGCCACAGCATCTTGACGGCGCGACCCTGATCCGTAAGTCGCTTCAAGGACACCGCATAAGCACCTGACGCAACAACATCATTTCCCTGATCGCACTGATCGAACCGGGACGCGTAACCTTCGATCAGACAACCATCCGCCACCGTTACATCCGCCCCGAACCGGCAGAATTTCCATTCCAAATCCATTTCAAACTCCCTCATGGCGACACCTGGAGAAACTTCAGGAACACATCAGCCAGCACCGCAGCGGCCACGCCGTAAACCGCCAGCCAAACCCGCCGCTCCAGCCGCTCGATCAACGCCTCGATCCGGTCCAAACGCCCCGAGATCCCTTCGAACCGCAACTGCGTAACCCGCTCGTACCCCTCCAGCCGCAAGGCCGGCGCGCAGTCGAACGGCTCATACCCCACACGCGCATCACTCATCGGCCAGCACCGGCAAGCCCAGCAAAGCGCGTTTCTCTGCGGCTGTCAGGAACTCCGCCGGCGCCACCCGCGCCCATTGCGCATCACGCTCCGCCGCCAATGCCGGAACCTGATCAAGATCGGGCTTCAGCACCAACTCCTGCCCCACATGCTGCGACAGCCACGCTCCCAAGGCTGCCGTCACCCGCGATACCAGGGGCAGCACTGTGAGGCGATAGAACGCCCGATGCGCCTCGGCGTAATTGGCAAAGGTCGCCTCGCCCGGAATACCCAGCAGCATTGGAGGCACCCCGAACGCCACCGCAATCTCGCGCGCTGCCGCTTCCTTGGTTTTCTGGAACTCCATGTCAGACGGCGAGAATCCCATCGGTTTCCAGTCCAGACCACCCTCCAGCAGCATCGGCCGCCCCGCATTGCGCGCGCCCATGTGATGGCTCTCGATCTCCTCGACGAGCCGGTCATATTGCTCTGACCCCATTCCCGAAACGCCATCCGTGCCGCGATACACAATCGCCCCCGAAGGCCGCGCCGCGTTGTCCAGCAATCCCTTGGACCAGCGCGAGGCCGCGTTGTGCACGTCCAGCGCCTGCGCCGCCGCCACCATCGGGCTCAGCCCATAATGGTCGTCCTGCGGATGAAACGCCTTCACATGACAGATCGGCGCCGCACCGTCGCCGATCTCGAACCGATGCGCCTTGCCGCCCACACCGTATTCATAGGCCACAGGCCAACCGTCCTGTCCCGGCACCAGCTTCATCCGGTCCGACCGCAACACATGCAGCTCGCCCGGCACGCCACCTGCGCCAACAGCTTCGAAATACCCATCCCCGGACAGCAAGAGCTGCCCATAGAAGGCCTCGAACAACTCTGCCTGCCCCTGCGCCGGGTTCGGCCTGCGCAACACATCCAACAACGGATGCACCTCGTAGCGCTGCGCCTGATCCTGCAAAACCAACGGCACCGCTGCAGACGCCTCGGCAATCAGCTTGACCGCCCGAAACCCCACCGGATTTCCCGTGAAGCCGGTCCGCGTCAGGGACGCCGTATCCCGCGCCGACCACGCCACGCGGCCCGTGTTCTGCCATGCCACAACCGGCCCCGTGGCGCTGGCCTTGGCTTCGATCCCGGCCTCGTCCTTGCGTCCTC